GTGCCGTCAGTATAGTCCACAAACGTACCGTCAAGGTCATTCCAATACTGCTTTGCCAGTTCATATCCACAACCAGTACACTTCAGGAAATACTCGAAGTTGCTGTTGTCGTGGTCTTGATGCCATAGCTCCCAGTTATCGTGGGATTCATAGCCTTCATACTTGCCATATTCATCTTCCAGAGGGAACTTACACCTACAGCCCTGTCCTGCTTGAGCAGTCACTATTCTGGATACCGCTTTGATTAATGTTCTCATTTTTTACTCCATGTGTTGATAGTGGCTTAATTGCCACAGAGGGTAGGGGGAGAATCGAACTCCCCCAGTACCATACTACCCTATTTGCCTTCGTATTCAGTGCCAAGGATGTGGTCACAGGCTTTAGCTGACCTTGACCCTGCCCAGACAATCCAATCTTCATTATCGGACAATTTAGACTTCCATCCAGAAATATAACTTGCACTGTTCTGGATGACTTCAGAACGGTCAATCCCTGCAATAGCGCATAGGAAGGTTGAACCAAGTTCAGCAACCAGTTCTTCCTTGCTGTACTCATGGCTCCCGAAGAAATTCAGACCAGTAACACCTTCTCTTGCCAGTCTTTTCTTGTGACCAGTGGAATGAACCAGTTCATGGAAGAATGTTGAATAATACTCTTCGTCCGAGATGAACTTCTCTGGTTTGACCATGTGAACTTCGTCAGCAGATGGACGATAGTGACAACTATCTGCTTGGTCATGGTAGACCTTCGGTGAATCAGGATAATTAGCAATTATCTCGTCACAGGCTTCGACAGGAGTAAAATCCCGAACTTCATCATCATCCTTGATAGCAGGATAATACTTCTCAGGAAGACCATCACATTGGTTGGCTGAGAATACATTGAACGAGAAGAGAGAAGGGAATGGCTGATATTTCCCACTGCCACCACAATGCTCGCATAAGGGCTGTCCACCAAGACAGGTCTTGCAGTCCTGTGCAGGATGAAACTTCCAGTAGTGAATTGGAAATGACTTCTCACCCTTCCTGACCTGACCACCAAGTTTCTTAGCCTGACCAAAAGTAAGCCACCAAGGGGATTCATACCCTGCACAGCCCAGAATAGCCAGATTGGTTCCACGATACACCTTCTTGGTCGATACTGACCGTGGTGCATTGGCTTTGCCACCATTCCAAGGCTTTTGCCAAGGAACAATGCCCTGCTCCAGAAAACCGAGGATTCTCTCGGTGATTCTCTTGCAGATTGATTGATATTGTTTTTTACTCATTTTTGACTCCATGTTAGATGCGGTGAATTCCGCCACATAATATACATAGATTACAACTGTTTCCAATAACTTTATTTATAGAAAATGTTATAATGATGGAATTAATGCCACCGTCGTGAAAGCACAAATCAGTACCATAATTACAGCAATCTGGCTGAAACTATATATATAAGGATACAAATCCTAAATGGATTGAAGGGTGCTTGGGGAGAGGTGGGATAAGTGTACGCAACTATTGGTCGCTTCTCTTGGTTGGATGTGCATGGTTCAAGGGGGTCTCAGGGGGTGATTTGTATAACATTTTAGGGAAATTGTTATACAGTCTCTCGTCGAGAGAAGGTTGGATACCCTATTATATGGTCACTCTCGGTCAACATGGCATGGAATCAGGATGGCTCACCGTCGGTGACATGGGTGCGGTAAAATAATAATGTGCCGTCGGTGACCCACCCAGTCGGTGGGGGCGGGGGTCTCGTCATCTATATAGTCAGCATTGTTATATTTCAGGTAAAATAAACAGGTTGACAAAGATTACAGATAGTGTGTAAGATAGAGCATGATGAAATTCATTATTGGTTTCGTTTTAGGCTGTATCTTCACCTTTTTAGTTTGCGGTATCACCTTAATGATTCGTGACGAGAAGGAGACAAAGAAGAGGAGGCAGCGCATGAACAAGGCAGGAACGCCTTGGAGCCGTAAAATAAGAGAGAGATAAATGGCATTAAATATTAGTGAAATAGTTGAGGTCTTCGGTAATGATTTGACATTAAAGGTAGATGGTTACGATGATTGTGTAGTTGGTGCAGATGGTGATGGACGGTTGGTATATGACCGGAGGTTGATGTTGGAGAAGTTAGAGAAGGACATGAGTCCTGATGAGGCTGATGAGTTTTTCGAGTATAACATAGCTGGTTCTCATATGGGTGAGATGACTCCGTTGTACATCCATTTATTCAGTAAGGAGAGCAATTTTTGTGAGCATTTAACCACTGAATACCAGCCAGAGGAGAAGGAAAACAACGTACCTGAGTCTTTGAATTGTGTAGATTGCGGTAAGGAGTTAGAGCCACCGGAGCCTGATTGGGACATGGAGCTGCATAACAGCCCATTGGGTGCAGGATTTGCACAGAAGGACACCAAGCAAGGTTTTATAAGTTACCGTGATTTAGGTGATGAAAACGATTAATTCTGACTGGAAGAATTGGACAATAGGTTTTCCATACTGTGATGATATAGACGACCCTAAATACATCAGTGACAGGTTAGAGTTATTCAGGGCAAACGGTAATGGATGGTGGTGGAATGCACCGAGCAAGCAGAAGAAGGAGCCAAGTAGAAAAAGAAAAAGGAGAAGAAGTAAGAATGTTAAAATTAATAAAGACCAGTGAATTATGCAGCATACTGGGTGTATCTCGTCAGTGTGTATATAAGTGGAGGAATCAGGATAATCCTTTACCTACTGCTATTAATAATACGAATGGTGGTGGTAAGTTAATCAGGTATAAATTAGAAGATGTAATGGAATGGTTAAACAGTAATGGAAAAGAATCAAAAGCCGAAATTTTACGCACAGAAGAGGACTAAGTCTGGCAGGTATATCACGATAGCTGAGGGTAATACCAGACAGGAGTTAATAGAGAATATAAAGTCAGACAGTAACACATACAACAAAAGAGAGAGGAACAGTAATGGCAAAGAGGTACTTTGACACAGACATATGGAAGAAGAGATGGTTTCGCAGTTTATCACCGAGATATAAGAGTGTATGGTGGTATATAATCAGTCAGTGTGACCATGCTGGAATTTTTGAGCCAGATATAGATATAATGAGTCTTTTCATAGGTGAGGAATTAGATGAGGGTAAGATACTGGAAGTATTCAAAAACAGGATAGAATACTTAGATAATGGTAAGTGGTTTATACCAAAATTTATCCAATTTCAGTATAATGCAGCTACACCTGAAGAGTTAAATCAAAGCAACAGGGTACACAAGTCTGTATACGACAAACTACAGAAATACGGTATAACATTTAGACCCATCGATGAAGCTACCAAGGGTCATGTAAGGGTCATGGATGGTTCATCTAAGGGTCAAGGTAGGGTCAAGCAAGGGTCATCTAAGGGTCATGTAAGGGTCATGCATGAAGCTAAAGATAAAGATAAAGATAAAGCTATATACAAAGATAAAGATAAAGTAATAATAACTAATAATAATAAAAAAGCAGTATTTAATATACCAACAGAAAAAGAAGTTAAAGAATATTGCAAAGAGCGTGGAAATTCTATTAATGCAAAGAAGTTCATAGCCTTTTATGAATCCAAGGGCTGGATGATTGGGAAGAACAAGATGAAAGATTGGCAGGCAGCAGTTCGGTCTTGGGAGCAGCAGGAGATAGCTGAAAGGAAAAAGGCTGATGATAGGAAGCCTAAGACGAGAGCATTCATTCAGGAATCAGACAGGAACAGACCCCGTGATTTCTAAGTACAAGTTCAGACCCCACAGCGGTAAGCAGACTGATTTTTTAAAGTCCACTTCTAACTGGATATTTTATGGCGGTGCGAGGGGTGGTGGGAAATCTTTGATGCTGGCATGGAAGGCAGCCCTGATACCGAGGGCATACCACTATGAGCGTATGAGGCGCAAAATCGAGCCTGAAGAAGCGAAAAGGCTGAAAGCCAAGGGCAGGGCTGTGAAAACTGTTGTGGATGCTGTGTCTATCGATTTTCCAGATTATATCGGCATTCTGATGCGTAGGACATTCCCCCAGCTCGAACGGAACTTAAAGCCTGAATGCGATAAGCTGTATAAGCTCTATAACGCCAACTGGCAGGAAAGGAACAAATGCTATGTCTTCCCTTCTGGAGCCAAGGTCTACTTGGTACACTGTCAGGACAGGCGTGCTTTGGACAACTACATCGGTGGTAACTACAATTTCATTGGCGTGGATGAAGCGAACCAGTTCCCTGAAGACTGGATTGAAGAGCTTTCCACATCAGCACGGACGGATAACGAACTTCTCCAGCCGCAGGTATGCCTCACATCGAATCCCGGCAATATCGGTCATATATGGCTCAAGAAGAAGTTCATTGACCGCTGCCCTCCGGTGGTTACTGGCAAGCCCAGATACAACGAAGAATTTGATGTTTATCACCAGAACCATAAAGCTGGCGAACCGTTTGTAGACGAAGAAGGCATCAGCTACCATTTCATACCAGCGACTGTCTTTGATAACCCGACTCTCTTAAAAAATGACCCCAATTATGTCAGGAAACTTAAAAATTTAAACCCTGTACTGAGAGCCATGTGGCTGGAAGGGAGATGGGATGTATTTGCTGGAACCTATTTCGATAACTGGAACCCCATGCACCATGTGATTCCCCAGTCGTATTTCCAGTATGGCGTGCATTTCAAGAAGAATACCCACACCCTTTACAGGTTCTACGACTATGGCACAAAAGCTCCATTTGTGTGTCTGTTTGCTGCTGTAGACCGTGACCAGAATATGGTTGTATTCGATGAAATAACCGAGACTGGGCTGTCTGCATCCAAGCAGGTTAAGATGGTCAACGAGTACACATGGGAAACTTATAAGCTCAAGCCAAATGATTTTGACGACGATATAGCCGACCCTGCCTACTGGACTAAACATTCGGAAAAGGAAGGTGCGCTATACTCGCCAGCAGACTTTTATAGTGATGATGGTATATTTTTGTCTAAGGGAAACAATGACCGCAAGGCAGGAGCCAAGATTGTCTATGAAGGGCTGGAAGTGCCAGACGAAGGTGAGCCAAGGATACGGTTCACAGAAAATTGTTTACAATGTATTGAAACATTTCCTAATTTACCATCGGCAGAAAACGACCCCGAAGATATTGATACCAAAGCCGATGACCATCACTACGATGCACTCCGGTACGGTTCATTAAAGGTTCTGCCAAGTCTTGCAATATATGAAAAGCGCAAAAAAGGGTGGCGGTATCGGATTGGAGAAGATAAATCCGGTGGCAGCACAAGTTGGAAAACAGCATAATGGCTAAAGATTCATACAGCAACGATTCACCTTCCGGTTCACAATATGCGGCAGGAGTCCTGTCCAAACAGGCTGATAAGGTCTTAAAGTGCTGGAAATACAGCCGGGACTCATTCGAGAATTCGAGGGAAGAATCTGAGAAAGCGGTGCGGTATCTGAATGGTGATACATTTACGTCTGACGAAAGAACCAATGCTACAAAATATAAGAAGCCGCTGCTTAAGTATAATATTATCACACCCATAATCAGCACACTTGTGGGAAATGAACAACTCAACCGCAAGACAGCAAAATTTAAGCCCACCACTATCGAGTCTGTCGGTGTGAGCGATATCCTGCAGGGCAGATGGAACGCAATCAACGACGAGCAGGACTTGGAAGATAAGCTGCAAACCGCATTTATTGACGCTCTTTCAACAAAACTTGGCGGCTGGATTCAGCGGAGCTGGGAAGTGAACGAAGAAGGGTATCTGGATTTTAAGTACGATGTATTGAATAATTTCCGTGTGTATGTAGACCCGGAGACACGGGCAAATGACTATGACTTGAAACACTGCCGCTGGCTGGTTAAGGAAGGCTGGGAGCCGCTGGATGTTATATCAGAAAAATACAGCATTGACCCCTACGATGTGAAAGTGGAACGGTCAAAGGCGTGGTATCAGACACTCTCTGAAACAATCCGTCGCATGACCGATAAGACCTACTCATCCAATCTGGAGAACTATGACAAGATAAATGACCGCTATCGGGTGCTTGAGATGCAGGAACGGGTCACGACCAAGATGGTGAATGTATTCGATGGTAATGATTACATGATTCTGCCGAGAAACGAGTACCGTAAGCTGAGAAAAGAGAATCCCAGCCTGATGATGGTCAATGAGTTCAATAAAGACCAGATTCATGTGACAACAATCATACCCTATTTCAAGAACCTTATCGTCAAGGACGACGATATGGAACAGCCCACATCAAATTTTGACTGCTTCCCGGTCTGGAGTTACAACTACAATGTCCAGATAAACGAACAAACGTCGCTTGTTGACCACCTGCTTGACATTCAGGACGATGTCAATAAGGCTAAATCTCAGGTCAGGGACTATGTGACCCAGATACTCTCAGGCGGTGTATTTATTGATAAGCGTGAGAAAGAAACAATAAAAGCTCTCAAGGAGAAAGGCAATCAGCCTAACATGGTTTATGAACTGAATAACCCTTCCATTTTACCCCAGAGACTTTCTCCTTCTTCGCTGCCGCCAGATATCATGCTAAATGCTGAGAACAGCGTTGCATTCGCACAGCGTGTTTCGCTTATTTCTGAAGCTATGAAAGGTGAGACTGCACGCAGTGGAGAGTCTGGGGTTCTTTTCGAACAGAAAGTACAGCGTGCTGCTGCAGCCATTAATCCCTACTTTAAAAATTTAAGCCGACTGAGAAAGGTGCTTGCCAAGGATTTTGTAGACAATTTCAGCCATGTATACTCCGAGATGGACAGGGTTATACGGGTCAAGGAAAACGATGTATTTGCTGAAACGATTATGAATTTAAGC